TTTGAAAAAACGCGCAGCCTGCATCGGAACGGTGCAGAATGAAGGGGATTGGGCACAGCCCAACAAGCATTTTGCGAAGCAAAAATGGCATTTGTATAGACAAAAGCCCTGCTTGCTACAACTATGAAGCCTCTCAATGCGATTTCCAAATTTGAAAATTATTTTCTAATCAGGACCGTCCGTTTTCAAGTTCAGCTTGAAGCGGACGGTTGTTTTTCTGCTCAGAAAATTTTCGTGTTTGCATCCGCAGCAAGCAGGGCGAGTTGGTACCAACTCGCAATTTTTTGAATCTGATTTTACAAATCCGACTTCAAAAACACTTGTTGGGCTTCGCCCAAACCCGATATTCAGCACATAAACTGTGCCGACTGCGTATCTTAACAGACGCTGAATAAGCAAATTTCTTGTAGAAAAAATCGTTTCCGAAAAACCGTCGTTGATTCATTCAATATTGCATCAAACCGGAACTATTACTTCCGGTTTTGAAGGCAAAAAGCGGAAGTATCACTTCCTAAAAATTTGAACGTTATTATGGTATGCTCTATCCAGAGCATTTTCCAAGAAGCGGAAGCATTCCTTCCGGTTTCTCCTTGGGATCCTCCTGAAATCCACTGAAAACCGGAAGGAATGCTTCCTAAAAATTTCTTCTTGGTTATGGTATGCTTTCTACAAACCTTCATCGAACCTTGAGAACCGAATGACCGTCTGCATGGGATACCCGGCCATGACCCTGACAAGGAGAGCCGGAAAACGCCGCCGGAAGGGGGCAGGAAATCCATGCAGGGATAACGGCTGAACTACCAATAAATTTTTGAAAGGAGATTTTGCCCATGAAGAAAAACAAGTTTGAATTTATCATCGACTCCGAATTTCAATCTCAGATTCCTGCATTGACCGATGAAGAATTTCAGCAACTGGAAGAAAACATCCTTTCAGAGGGCGAAGTCCTGTCTCCCCTGATTGTCTGGGGCAACATTCTTGTTGATGGCCACAATCGCTATAAGATTCTCCAGCAGCACCCAGAAATCCCTTATACCACCCGCTCGATCTCCTGCACCTGCGAAACCCGTGAAGATGTTCTGGCATGGATCTGCAAACATCAGCTGGGTCGTCGGAATCTGACACCCGAGCAGAAAAAGTTTCTGATTGGAAAGCAGTATCACTCTGAAAAATCCACTCGTGGGGGAAACCATGGCAATCAGTACACGCAGGTGGCAAACTGTCAAATTGACAATTTGCCACCGGTAGAAAACACGACTGAACGAATCGCCAAAGAAAATAATGTAAGTCCCTCTTTTGTAATTCGTGCCGAGCAATTCATGAAAACTGTTGAGCTGATGGAAAAATACTGCCCCGGCATTCAGGAAGAAATCTTATCCGGCAAACTTAAGCTATCCCAGCGAGAGGCTACCATTATCCGTGGAACTCCCACAGAAGCATTGCCCACCGTGGTATCAACGTGGCGAGAGAAAAAGCTGAACGGCAAGCCAAACGATAGTGCAGACACCTATGAAAATTCAGAATTACTTTCCAAGGTCACCGAACGCAATTTCTCTACTGCTGCCACATCGAAGATTCAAACGGCTGATCCACTCTCGGAGAATCGACCTTTTATTTCATCGGGAAAGCGCTGCACTGAACTCCAGACCATTCGTGAGCCAGGAGAAAAGATGGCAACGGTTGATTCGATCTTGGAAATAGACAACACAGTATCATCAACAACCAACGAAAATCAACAAGATGCTGTTGATACCACTCTTGCAGCATGATATAATATTCTTGTAATATCTGTCCCAACGCAGTGATGGACTTTCCACCATTGCGTTACATACGCTGAACGAGGTGCTTAAAATGAATCGTCCAGATGACTCTCCTAAAAATTCCATCCTCATTTACACCACAGAAGATGGTCTGACCAAAATCGATACTACCTTTGATGGGGATACCGTTTGGCTTTCTATTGACCAGATGGCCGATTTGTTCCAGCGTGATAAATCTACAATCTCTCGCCACATCAAAAATATTTTTGCAGAGGGTGAGCTTGACCGAGATTCAGTTGTTGCAAAATTTGCAACAACTGCCGCAGACGGAAAAACTTATCAGGTCGAGTTCTACAATCTCGATGTCATCATTTCCGTCGGTTATCGTGTCAAATCCAAACGCGGCACACAGTTCCGCATCTGGGCAACGGGTATTCTAAAAGAATATATGCGCAAAGGATTTGCGTTGGATGACGAACGCCTGAAAAATCTGGGCGGCGGTGGATATTTCAAAGAACTGTTGGAACGTATCCGCGACATCCGTGCTTCCGAAAAAGTGTTCTACCGTCAGGTTCTGGAAATCTATGCAACCAGCATTGACTACGACCCAAAAGCAGAAATCTCCGTCCAGTTCTTCAAAAAAGTTCAGAATAAAATTCATTATGCCATCCACGGTCAGACTGCCGCTGAGGTCATTTACAACCGTGCAGATGCCGAAAAGGAATTTATGGGTCTGACCACTTTTGTAGGAAATCACCCCACCTTACGAGAAGCTGCTATTGCCAAAAATTATCTGAACGAGAAAGAGCTTCGTGCTATGGGGCAGTTGGTTTCCGGTTATCTGGATTTCGCAGAACGTCAGGCAGAACGCGAACAGCCCATGACCATGCAGGATTGGGCAAACCACCTTGACCGCATTTTAACCATGAGCGGCGAGCAGCTGCTTGTTGGCAATGGCAGTGTGACCCACAAGCAGGCAGTGGACAAAGCTACTACCGAATATCGGAAATACAAGGCTAAAACCCTCAGCGATGTGGAGCAGGATTATCTGGATTTCATTAAGTTTCTGGAGCAGAAAACAGGCAAGAAATAACCGTTTCGTGAGGTTTTTATGTCACAGGAAAAGACAAAGGTTTACATTTACACCCGTGTTTCTACGGCTATGCAGATCGATGGCTACTCACCGGATGCACAAAAAGCTCGCATGAAAGCCTATGCAGACTTCAACGACTACCAGATCGTCGGCGAATACGAGGATGCCGGAAAATCGGGCAAGTCCATTGAGGGCCGTGCTTCTTTCTGCCGGATGATGGAGGACATCAAATCCGGCAAGGATGGCGTTGCCTATGTGCTGGTGTTCAAGCTCTCCCGTTTTGGCCGCAATGCAGCGGATGTGTTGTCTACCTTGCAGGTGATGCAGGACTTCGGCGTCAATCTGATTTGCGTGGAAGATGGCATTGATTCTTCTAAAGACGCTGGCAAACTGATGATCTCCGTTCTGTCCGCTGTTGCAGAGATCGAGCGTGAGAACATCCGTGTCCAAACCATGGAAGGCCGCATCCAGAAGGCACGGGAAGGTCGCTGGAACGGGGGTTTTGCGCCTTATGGCTATCGTTTGGTTGACGGTGTGCTGCAAATCAACGAGGACGAAGCCCCTGCCATACGCACGATTTTTGAGCAATATGTAAACACGGACACAGGTGCAAATGGTCTTTCCAAATATCTGGAGACCCACGGTTTTCAGAAACTTGCCCGTCAGAACGGCACCTCTCCCCTTTTCAGCGCAACATTGATTCGGGCCATTCTGAAAAACCCCGTCTACTGCGGAAAAATCGCCTTTGGTCGCCGCAAGCTCGAAAAGATCCACGGCACCCGGAACGAGTATCATCAGGTTCCACAGGAGAATTATTTGCTGGTGGATGGCCTGCACGAGGGCATCGTATCGGAAGAATTGTGGAACGCTGCACAGGTCAAGCTGTTGGCGCAATCCAAACGATACGAACCAGTCAACCGCAGCAAAACGGAACAGGCGCATTTATTATCCGCACTTGTCAAGTGCCCCGTTTGCGGTGCTGGAATGTACAGCAACAAATGCACCAAACGAAAGAAAGATGGCACACCCTATAAATCTTTTTCTTATTATAGTTGCAAGCACCGCAAGATGCAGCGTGGGCAGAAATGCGATTTCAACAAGCAGATTCAAGAGGAAGTTCTGGACAACGCCGTGGTGGAGGTTATCATCAAACTGGTCAGCAACCCCCAGTTTGCCGCCATGATGCAGGAGAAGATCAACAGCAAAGTAGACACCACCGCCATCGAACAAGAAATTGCAGCCGCTGAAAAGCAGTTGCGGCAGTATTACTCCGTCAAGTCAAAAATCATGGAGGAGATCGACACACTTGACCCGGATGATCGCCACTATATCATCCGCAAATCCGACCTTGACGAGCGGCTTTACAAGATGTACGATAAAATCGAAGAAGCAGAAAACAACCTGATGGATGCTCGTGCAAAGAAGCAGGCGATCGAAGCGGATAAAATCACAGGCGATAACATTTACAAGGTTCTCACCTGTTTTGAAAAGCTCTTCGATGTGATGAACCCCCTTGAACGCAAAAAGCTGATGGAACATCTGATCTCTGAAATTCAAATCTACCCAGAGCGTCAGCCCAACGGCCAGTGGCTCAAATCTATCAAATTCCGACTGCCTATCATTGAAAATGATATGGATTTACGTTTGGACAACGGAAGTCATGTCGAGTGTGTAAGTTGCTATACCAAAGTGTGATAGAATACTCCGTCGCTGCGAAGTGATCCGAATCGTCTCCCAACGCATCGCATAAACCACAACAACATAAAAAGGGCGGCGCACCGTTTGGTG